TAGGAGAGGTTCAATGAGAATCGAACCTAGATGAGGTGAAACCAGGGAAAGTTGTCTCATTTGTAGATAAAACGGCGTAGTGTCTTTGGTATCCTTATCAGGGATATCAGGGAAACAACCAGCTCAATTACCCAATAAAAACTTGGGGAATTGACACTGGTTCCAACCATATTCAGGGAGTAACGCCCTCCTCGTTTCGTAGATAGAAAATTAAACAGATCCTGCAATCACTTTCGTGTTAGAGCTCTTTACCCATGGGTATCAGCCACGTTTTCTGTTTAAGGACTAAGTAGTATAGAGGGGCCATTAAAACTCTTTGATGAGTATGGTAAGCTAATGTGCATTTCACTTCGGTGTGTACAGAGAAACTCTATCCCTATTAGGGTATTGAGCCTTTTCTCCCACCATATTTAAGTGGATTACGCGGTTTTTTTCTCCGTCGATTTAATGTCTCGGAGGACAGTTAGTTTATAGACAATTTCCCGGTCTTAAATTTTTGTAGATAATATAGAAGTAGGTAGAATAGTAGGGGTTAAAGTAAAGCACGGGAAGTGCGTACTAACCCACCAAGTAGACCCCCAGATTGCATAAGACTGTTAAATCCTATTGCGGCACCCTTAGCAATTGTAGGTAGGTTCATGACCAAGCCACGAATTGCACTTGAAGGGGGTGGTACCTGGGCGGCGGAAGAGTCATACGAGTAAAGACCCGTGTTGAGATTCCGACGTCCTTCGTAGTGAAGGATATAGTCATACGTGATAGCCTGTGACGAGGCGGGGAGACCTTCGATGAAGATATGACCACTAGACCAATCAGTACAATCACAGGCCTCATTTATGGCATAGCCAGTAGTGAGACCAGTGGTTGTATTATAGGTCGATTGTTGGGTTACTTCAGAGGAGCCCCCGGACATTTCGTCACTACAGTTACGCCACCGATAGGCTCCGGGTCCCATAGGGAGGAACCGGATGAGAATCTCGTCATCAATCAACTGATCCATAGAAAAGGATTGGGCTGAGGGAAGAGAGATCATCGGTGGGCCAGGGACCAAGCTAAGGGTAGCTGTGTCACCTATAGTGAAGGACTTCACGGCCTCAACGGCCGTAGCGCTAATTGCAGTGAGGAGTGCCTGGTTATACTTAGCGCTTGTACCCGCACAGGGAATTGTAGCGACTATACCATTTCCGGCAACAGTACTGAAATTCAGATTGTTCCGGATACGGAGTGCTCCAGCCACTGGTCTAAACAGGGCGACCTGGTCGCTTAGTTGTTGATCCGTCATAATTCCTTGAACTAAGGCGGAGGTACCGGTGACGTAGGGGAGACTGGTCGTGAACGAACCATTCTGAATGGTGAACGTCGCGCCCGGACACGCATAGGTGGAGAAGTTGATAATACCGGAGGCATTGGCCGCAATGGTTCCACGTACACGTACGTGGAATTGCGACACTCCTGAGGTAGGCCAATCGTCGGGCGCCGTACAGCCAATGGCTCGAGGATCGAACGCATCGAGGTAAGCATAGCGAAGCTTCGCGAGACTACTCTGAGTATTAGAGAGAGGACGAGGAATAACATTCTGTCGTTTCTTATTATTATTACTTTGGACTTGTTTTGGCTTATTCTGTTTCGTCCTGAACTGAACAAGTTGGTTATTGCGTTGTTTTGGTGGCATTGAAAAATGCTCAAACTTCGTGATTAGAAGTTTCGGTTGAGTGCCGCCTAGTCTTCATCTAGCGACTATTCATCCCTGGGACCCTTACTAAGGGAAGATCCGTGTAGTCTGTTGGGCATTTAATCTGAAAAGATATTTAGCTCACGGTACAGTCACGTGATTTGGACCTTTTTCCAGGAACCTCTGGACATATCTTGTATACCGTTTGGTCGTGCCACGGTCTTCACTGATATCTACTCAATGGTCAGTATCTGACTCATCAAGTAGATCTCCATAGCTTGTCCAAACTCGTTTAGCCCATTTTCATCGTTGTCGAAGAATATGAGGTCTGGCTTAAGAGCCTCACGGGACGGAGTGGTTGGACATGGAGAGGGACCATCATAGATGGGAGCCCTATCGATATGAAAGACGGGTATGAGATCGAACTCAAGAATTCGACTCACACCACAGAAATCACGAGAGTTTAAGCCCAATTTACGAAAGTTTCTCTGGGAAACACCAACCGTTTTAAAGTTGGCACTTTCCATAGGTTCATTCGCATAGGTAAGAAGTGGTACCTTTAACTTGGAAAAGTTAAGGATATCACCCTCTCGGGGAACCCCTGTACGTGGTTCCCATATCATGGTGAAAGGCTTTTTAAGACGAAAGTCAGTTATGACTGAATCGGGCTCGAGAGAGCTCTCGTCTACAAAAGTAAGGTGTTGCCCAAGTGGGCGAAACGCATTTAGGGTGGTGGAGTACTCGGATTTTCGGTTAAAGTCCTCAATCTGAAGTAATCTCTTCGACATCACAGCCCTTTGAAGAGCTGTAAAGTAAGTCTGATTACTGAGAGAGGGATCAAAGCCAAGTCCCCAAAGGTATGGTGAGCCAAACAGGTTAAAGAGCCCACCATGGGTAGACCTTTTGATTGACTCAAGATGATAGTGTAGAAACCTACGGTGACTTCGAACAGGCGAAACCGATCCGGACAGTACAATAGAGTACTGGTCTCTAACCGGTTTATCGAAGCCCCACTGAGGCGCTAAGTGAAGAGAACTCTCCAAAGTCCTTCTATCTTTCATTCTACAACAAAGTGAGTCTCCGATAAGGAGTCCTACATTGAGGTACTCAATCTTCTCAAATGAATGACCTGAAACATTCCTATGGAGGAACATTTCAGAATTAATCATGAGGACTGAGCGATGAATATAATTCTTACCAATCGACAATTTAAATCCGGCGAAGTCGAGTCTTTTCTGCCAAATAGCATACAGTTTGTTATTGGCTCGGAATAGAATATCGTCTCCATTGATGAGAACTGGAAGATCGGTAATAAGGACAGAACGATCAAGATACTCTTCAAGTGCTAGCCAATAACAGAGGAGATTGGCAACACAGAGTATGGGGAAGGAAAGTATCGAACCCATCAGCTGACCATTCTGTTGAAGAACGGGAGGTAACTGGAAGGGAGGGACACCTTTCCCCATCCTGACCGGAGGATAGTGGAGTAGTTGTTCATAGAGTACCCGTCGATACACGGAGATCAACATCACGTGAAAGGGATCAGTCTCTGGGGTTAAATCCAGTTTATGACTTATCACAAATTCCATGATGAATTTGGTCAGACGAATATCGAGGGTATCTGTAGCAGCGGCAAAGTCACCCGACACCCACTGTAGATCTAGAGATTCTTGGGGCAAGAACACTTTGTTCTCGCGATCCAGGAGATTAAGAAAATCTACGGTGGAGATAGGGCGGGAGGTAGCGACAAACTGTGAGTGAGATGAAAGGTGGGACCAGAGGGCGACCTGTAAAGGTTTCGCAAGAGTGGCCCCAGTAGGATCAAGTGTTGTGACCAGACGAACCTTCAGGGGTTCTAGAATGGTAGCAACCTTGGTCTTGTTAACATCTAGAATGGGATCTAGACGACAACAAGCTACCGCATCTCTGAGATCAAGAGAAGGTGGAGGTGGAATCAGATACTCACAAAGAGTAATCGGGTCAACAAACCTAACCAAATCAGGAGAATCTCGTTCACAGTGGGGGAGAGAAGGCTCGGTAACGCTCATCAAGCGGGACCGAATAAACTCTCTAACCCCTCCTTCCGACCTCTTTATACCCCAGCCCGCGGATCGACTCGGTTCGAAACTGAGCTCATCAGAACGATCAGCCACTCTGAGAGTGGTTGAAAAGATCTGAGAGAGCATCGAACTGACACGCGGACTTGGGTCAAACTCTCCAAGAGGAGGTCTGCTAAGCCCATCGTAATGTTTCTGGAGTGACTTCTGTATGGTCAAACTCGGTACACTGCGACAGCCTCTCTTGATGCCCTGTAAGTATCCATTCCAAAGAGGAAGTCGAGAAAGACTACGACAGTGGAGGCGATTAACCAGATAGTCTAACATTTTTCCCGTCCATAAAAGGAAGGAGAATTTCTTAGGAAAGGTCTGGAGACAAGGGTTGGGGACGAGAGGATTGCCTAGATAAAAGGCCATCGGATTGGCGGTGTGATACTTCGCGAACGGAGTAAAGTTTTCAATGGAGAACGAAAAACACTTACACAAAAACCCGGTCACATAGTGATGGGGCATAGTGGCAAGGCGGTTATCGTTATCGATCAGAACCTCAAGCTCGGCTCTAAGGAGGTAGAGGGTCTCGAAGAAGGGCACACTAACACTGATGAAGAAAAGTGCCCACTCGGGGTGAGTGAGTACTTGATGAAGTTGGAGAGGAGGAGGGCACTGTAAAGTGCCATCCCCCCCAAAGACAATTTGACTTAAGTGTGGGGAGTCTGATCCCACATATCTGAACTGGTTGGTCGCAGCGAAGTCGTTCAAAAAACGAAATGCTGGACTTACTCGGGATGCGATTAAAAACCGCCTTGTCCCGACAACCAATTCAAATATCTGTTTCCCTGGTTTCACGGACCATTCCGTGTACGGCGAAATAGAGCAAATCTCATCTATGACAGTTAGGAGACTGTCATGCTCTGAGGTGGCATTCTGTGTATTAAAATGCATGGTTTGTC